TTTATGGTTCGATACTTTTTGGAAAGAGTATCCTAAAAAGGTAGGTAAAAAACAATGCAAGACATACTGGTCTAAACTAAAGATGTCGGCAGAGTTATTCACTATCATCATGGACAGTTTGGTTAATCAGAACGTCCTGCGTGCAAAATATGCACAGAACAATACGTGGTACCCTAATCCTCCAGACCCTATACGTTGGCTTAAATACGAACGTTGGGAGGATGAGCTGCCACCTATAGACATTAAGGAAGTTAAACAGGTTTATACTAAACCACAATACAAAAATTACGATGAACGATAAATTAAATTTAGAAAAAGTATACGCAATAGAAGAATTGTCTACTGTTGTTAAAGATGGAATTGATTATTTTATGGACTTTAGAATAGAAGAAATGAAGTATGATGACCAATACTACCTTCAACATATTATTAAATACATTGAGTATTTAGAATTTAAAATAGATATTAAAAATCAAGCATTAAATAAACATGAATGATATAGAATATTTTGAACAAGTTTTATTGGGTAAACTCATAAACAACCCTAACCATTACTATGAAAATCATACTTTATTAAACGAATCATTATTCACTAATGCTGAACATAAAAAACTATACAATGCTATAGATGCTCAGTATCAAACTAATAATAAAGTAGATTTAACACAGTTTTACTTATCATTTTCAAATAAGTCATCTGCTATAAGTCTTGCACAAAAATGTATGGAAAATTCATATGACTTATATCAACCTCAGTCTATTATATTAATGTTAAATCAATCAAGTAAAAAGAAAAGTCTTAAATACTTGTGTGAAAATACATTAAAAAGAATACAAAACGATGATGATTTATTTGAAATGGTTCAAGAAATAGAATTAGAGTCACAAAAAATTGGTAACATTGATGACTCTAAAATTATTTCTATCAAAGAACAGAT